CCTGGTTCCTTTTGAGGTTCTTTTTCTGGAACTTTTTCTGGAACTTTTTCGGGTTCTTCGTCTGGCTTCCTACGCGGTATCGCTGGCGCAACTTCAGGAATTTCTTCGGGGACCTCGCGCGGCTGTGGCACCGATGGCATCATTTCGGCCCCGCGACGATTTCGGTTCAAATTGGGGACATTTGCATCGCTCCCCGGCGTTGGATCGATAACCCCGCGACCCCTATTAATTGTCGGGATTCCCTCTAAGACAAATTCATCATTGTCGGCGTTGCGGGCCGTCATCGGGTTCATGTTTGTACGCCGTCTATTGAGACTTGGTCGTAGCCCCTTTGCCTCAATGCCGCTGAGTACGGTCGTGATTGCGGTTATGGCATCTGGTTGCAGGGTGTCGTAGTTTTGAACAACAATCCCCTCGGTCAAAATTTTTATTGAGAAGCCGTGATATTCGCTAACCGTTCTAACTGTGTCAAAAATATCCGCCGATTCCACCGGATCGGTTGGACTAATAATTACATGGGTGCCAGGGTTCGCTAATTTGAACTCGGACAGGGTCATCGCCGATTTTGAATCCCCGCAAGAGCCGCCGTGGATAGCGCACTCATCACAGCAACTATCCTTTTTATCGGCCGAGAATGTCAGCACATCCAGAATATTTTGGCCGATTGCCGGTAGCATCGCCAATGTGATGCCGGGCGCGATTGTTTCCCCATTTTCCCTGCTACCCAGCGAAGAATGAATAGGAATATAAATTGTTTCTGGTCGCACCTGTTGCGCTGTTCCAAACATGAATTCATCACCGTCGTAATGGTATGTGGCCCGCATCGTTTCCGTAGATTGTCCGGCTCCCATTTCAAAGATGGCAATATCGTGGTCGGCACTAACCAGGCGAACGGGGCCGCCAAAGTGCGCAGACAGCGCCCGCGTTAAATCCGCCGCTCTTCCAACCACGGTATTAATAGGGTTGGTAACCGCTTCGTAAATCGCAGTTACTTGGTTTTTCATCTCAGCACCATTGGGGCCGGCGAGTGCTGAATTATTAGCAGGATCCGCGGCGGGCTCATCAGACTTGATGGATATCGTCCCTGTCAACTGATTCGCCCCATGGAGAACAGGGCTGACTTCGTACAGCTCTACTTCTTTTAATAGGTTGGCCTGCTGGGTGCTATCAAATACCGCATCTAACGTTTTGTAGCCGATTGACCACTCTTGGTCAAACCCAAAAAACCCGACGTTAGCAAATGCCTCGCGTCCCTTTTCTGCTTTTAGATTAAATTGGACCTTTGCATAAAGTCCGCCAATGCCGGCCTTTTTCATTTTTGTCGGTAGCCGCGGATCGTTTGGGCCGACCTCGTATATTTCAAGGACCTTCCCAATGGGCTCGTTCCAATTGTGGCCCCAAACAACCCGTGGCTTTCTTCTTTTTAGCGAGTTCGTAAAACAGCCCGGAAGGCATACATCCCCGACGGAATCCTTATTGCCAATGCCCGCCACGAAGCATTCAATGATCCCAAGCGCTTCATCTATATTGAATTGACCGGTTAACGACTTGTACTCGTAATCGCGAATGGGGGAGAGCGTGTCAGTCATGGGGTCCTTAATAGACAATATTAAACTAATAAACCGCTTTTGACGGGAACGGTTTTAATAAACTACGGAATTTGTGGAACGCTCTATCCAATGTCAAATCGCAAGCGGCATCTGCAATTAATTGTTAAATGTGGCGGTGCAAATGGATCGCCCGGGAATCTGATTAGATCATCACCGACCCTAAATGGCTCAAGCATCCCAACCGATTTGCCACTGAGCGCTACGTGTTCTGGTCGCACCAATGGGTCTCTCTCCGAAATCCAAGTTTTATTTATTGCGCCGATGGACCTGCCAGTGTAATAGGTGCCAGCGTTAAATGCCGTTTGGGACTCATGTTCAGCTATTGTGCGACGGCGTTTTGTCAGCAGGTTTACAAAAATCGCCGCCACTGCGGCCTGCAGCATCCCCGCTCTGTCCTCGTCGTCGTCCAGCGATGTTGCGATAAGAACGGCTGCGGCTATTTCGGCCGCTGTTGTTGAGTTAACTTTTTCAAACCGCTCCATTTGGGAGTCAAGATGTTCCTTGGCGTCTTGCTCATCTATTTCGCCTTGCATGTTTGCCTCTTGGGAAACGATTACGGCCGCATCATTCATTATTCCCGAAAGAATCGGACGCATATCTTGATTCATTTGTTTATTCCAGACTGCAATATCAAAAATAGCCTCTGGATCTAAGGATTTTGCCTCAAGTCCCTTTTTGGATTTATTACCCGACGCTTTCTCTAGAATCACACGTTGCTGTCTTTCAAAATATCTTTCTAAGCTGCTGTCCAGAATTTCCGTCCATCGGTCGGATGACTCTTCCGCTTTTGTTGCCCACTCATCCATGGGCGTGTCTTTTGTTGTAATGTCATCGTCTGATTTTCCCGATATTCCGCCCATTGACGCTGCCTGTTGGGCGGCGATGGCTTCGGCATTTAGTGTTGCCGTCATTCCCTCCGCCGGTTGTGGTACGACTTCCGGTCCGAATCCCGTTGCGGGCGGCAACATTGGTGGAACCCCGGGAGCTTGTGGCGCGCCCGGCGCACCCTGGAGGGGCGCGTCCACCTGTTGCTGAACGGTCGGATCAAACTTTTTATTGGTATAGCCAATCGGCGTTAGGTTGGGATTCGCCAGCATCGCATCCATTAATTCTGAATCAATATTCTTCCTGCCGGCTCCCTCCCTGTATTCGTTGCCACTGATTAGCCCCTGTTGGAATTCGTTAAGCAGATATCTGTCTCGTTCTTGTTTGTAAAGAACAAGCACCGGCACGTCGGTCACGTCAAAATCGACATAGTACTTTGGGTGTAGTTCGTCCAGGCCACGCGCAAGCAACTCTAGGTGTGGGAGCATTGTTTCATTCCAGAAAACCTTGTGCTCTTCTGCGGCGTTTGAGAATGTTCGCCCAGCGGCGTTTCCGATTACCGATTCAGGGACCCCGAATGCCGCCAGAATCTCCTCTTTTTGCAACTGGCGCATTTGTACATAGTTAGCATCGCGCGGGCTCTGTCCGGTATCGACAAAATCCACCCCTTCATCCGACGAGACGACCGTAACCGCCCCGGCTCTATTTATATTGCCCCTAAACCGGTTTCTTAGCTCATCTTTGTCGTCGTCATCAATTTCTCCACGCACGACCAAGAGGCCACCAGGTCGACCATCATTCAACAAAAAGTTCCTATTGTAGATTTTTGCTAAATTCTCTATTTCAATAGCTATTCCCGCGGCCTCCATTGGAGTTAACGATAGATAGGGATCGAGCGGGTGCGGCTTTCTTATCCAAACGACATCGTCTGGATTAAGGATTATCTTTGTGCCGTTACGCATGTCAACCTCAAAGCCGGAAACAAATGTTCTCGGATCGGGGATGGGCGCAGTATGTTGCGGTGGCAGTAATTGTAAGGCGATTAGTTCGCCATTACGACCGCGGACCTTTTCAATAAAAGCCCCACGAGAAGACATAAGCAATTGTGACGATAGACGATATCTAAAAACAAAGGAATTTTCCCCTACGTTCGCTTTTGTATTTAACAGACTTAAGATTGATTCGTCCTTATCGCGCAGAATGCGCCCCTGAGGGCTATTGTCCGCTCTTAATATCGCCGGCAAGCGAGATTGATTTCCCGCAATTGCGTCTATGCATCTACTTACCCAGGTGACTTTCTGGAACCCCTCTTTATAGGCTCTTTCAATATCCCAAGAGTCGCGGTACGGCCTACCCACATTGGCTGGGTTATATGAAACCGGTGCGCCCAGCCCGACATGGGCATTTTTGGATTGCGATGAACGCAAACCCTTGTTCTGTGATGAATTCCACGCCATTGTTTACGCCTACTCCATCCCAAGCAAAAAGCCGACTACGCCACAAGCAACACCAAGGGAGATAAATCCTGCGGGGACGTTAATTAAAAATGCACCTATACCACCTAACAGTATAAAGCAAAATATCAGAATATTGGCAACCATTGCACGATTCAGTATCTTTGCCTGTGCTGTTCTAACCCAATTGGGGATATTCATTATCCTCTTTCACTTCCGCGACCTTTTGGCACGGTAGTCTAAATCTATCACTAAAGATGGACGCGGAGACAAATGACTGATTGGGAGAAAGTTTACGAGTACCTACAGCCGCGCCCGTCGCTGTTTTGCCTAGAGGAACCGTCGCTCACGCAGAAGGTTTTTCTTCGGACCTATGCGCTTGAAGCCCTATTTGGTGGAGCAGCTGGTGGCGGGAAAAGTTCCGCACTGCTCATGAGTGCTCTACAGTACGTGGACGTGCCGAATTATTCGGCCATTTTGTTCCGGCGGACATTCTCGGACCTATCTCTCCCCGGCGCACTTATGGACAGATTCAAATTCTGGGTCGCCGAAAATGACCAAATACACTGGAACAACAATAGCTTTATCGCCACCTTCCCATCGGGGGCGCGAATAACCTTTGGTTACCTTAATAACAAGGACGACTTTCAGCGGTATAAGGGCCCGTGCATTAAGGGAACAGAGGTTTTAACTACTTCCGGATGGAGGAAAATAGAAGATATTCAGGTTGGCGAATTGGTCGCTTCAATGAATCCGGAAACACGAGAATGGGATTATCAATCGGTAACCCATACGTGGGTCTATGACCACGACGGACTAATCTATAGTCCGAGAGAGGGCTCGGATGTTTCGTTCGCCGTGACCGCAGACCACACATGGTGGGTTTCAACGCAGAGGGTAAAGAAACTTCGCAAATACAGAACGGATGAATTGCCAATAGCGGCAAGATTCCCACAGGCGGGTCATTTTATTGGCGGTATTGACACGGGGGCATCCGTGTTCCCGAGTTCGGCGCGAGGCAGACAGCATAGTTCTGACATCATTTTCGGCGCAGAGAATTGGGCAACTTTCCTTGGTTGGCATATTGCGGAGGGGTGTACTAATAAAGGAACCATACAAATTTCGCTCCACGACGGACACAGCAGGACATACAAGGATGTCCTGGTGAGTCTGCTTGAACATTCCGGTGCTTATGTCAGGGATAGCCCCAGGAATCTTGTATTCACAAATACAAAACTCGCCGACTGGCTGGATGAACATACCGGCAAGGGCGCTTATCACAAACGGATTCCCGACGAGGTCTTTACCTGGAAAACAAAATACGCTCGGCTTCTTTTGCAATCCTTGGTTGAAGGGGACGGAACATGGCGCACCGAAAAAAGTGGTCACTATGTAACTGTTTCGCGCGAGTTGGCCGATGGCGTGATGAGGCTTGCACAGCATTGTGGCTTTAGGGCCACCCTTAATGAGCGCCAGGACCACACCACTACGCCCGATGGAAAAGAACACGATGTTTTGGCGTTCCATGTGTTTTTACTTGAAACAGCCGACCAAGATAGAATGATTTCTTTTGGCGATGGACAACCAATAGTTGCCAAGCATTACGTCGGCACCGTTCACTGCTTAACTGTTCCCCCTCATCACACCTTTTTAACTAGACACAATGGACGCGTTGTCTGGACTGGAAACTCGGAGTTTCAATTCATTGGGATGGACGAAGTAACGGAAATCCGGGAATCGGATTACAGATATCTATTTTCCCGTTTGCGTCGACCGGCTAGCGGCGAACTGTCAAAGGTCCCATTGAGGATGCGCGCTGCATCAAACCCTGCGCCGAATTGGGTCAGGCAGCGATTTATCGTTGAGGGCGACACTACAAATCGGATATTTGTACCATCGCTTTTGACGGATAACCCCGGCATTGACGTTGAGTCGTATCGCATGGCCCTAGCGGCCCTAGATCCAATTGAGCGACGCCGCCTAGAAGAGGGCGACTGGTGGGCAACAACATTGGGGACCCTATTTGACCGAGAATCCTTTGTTATTATTGACCCCTCAGAGGTCCCAGCTGCTGGGATGGGTGCTAGGGCTTGTAGGTTTTGGGATTTAGCCGCCACCGAACCCCATCCCGGGAACACGGATCCAGACTGGACCGTTGGCACGCTCGGCCTATTTGAATCCGGCATTTTTTACATATTGGATATTAAGCGAGTTAGAGTAAAGGGCGAAAAGGTTGAACGTCTGGTCGCCCAGACGGCCGCCGAAGATGGACCGAGTGTGGCGGTGCGTATGGAGCAGGAGCCCGGATCGTCTGGGAAGGCCCTTATCGACCAATATGCCAGATATATTCTTCCAGGGCATGATTTTTTAGGAATTCGCTCGACTGGGGATAAATTAACCCGAGCCAGGCCATTTGCCGCGGCTGCCGCCAACGGCAATGTGAGGCTTGTCCGTGGCCCGTGGCTTAGCGATTGGCTTGACGAGGCGTCGTCCTTTCCTGAGGCCTGTAGCCATGATGACCAGGTTGACTCCGCCGTTGGAGCTTTTACACATTTAGCTGGTTTGGGGTTGCCTTTTAGGCGGCCAACGGTTATCATCATCTGATATAACCACGAAGCCTTAGGGGCGCCATGATTCCAGATGTAACTGTTGAGACAATCAGTAGAAAAATTAAATCCGTTGCGGACGACCTGCTGATTCTTTCTAGAATGCTGGCGCAGATGACGGATGATAAGACCGCGACCATGGACGATGTTTATCCGATCATCCTTGAGATGAACGACCTAAAGAGCGATATGGCCATAGTTTACGACACTGCCACATTCCTTATTTCCACAAAAATGGGGACAATCCCAGAGTACATAACGCCCAACGGAATAAAAATTGAAAAGCGGGCCGGTAGCGACCGAAAAACGTGGGACCACATCGGGATTGCAAAAAATGTAGCAAGTCGCTTGGGCGACATGGCTATTGACATGCAGACCGGAGAGGTGATAATGTCGCCGCAGGACATGGTTGTAAAGCTTCTAGATTACTGCAATCCATCGTATTGGCGCGTAAAGGAACTTTCCAAAATCGGAATTAACGCCGATAGATACTGCGAAGTAAGCGAAGCGAAGACAAGCATTATTGTTCGGCGAGTAAAGTAACTACAGACTGTTTATTAACATATAACACCAACAAGTAAGTAGGAGAGATTATGACATTGACATATTCGCAGTTAACCGAGGTGTTCCCGCCGGAAATGGAACGGACCCTAAACAAGGGGGGAACGAATTTTACCTACATCCCCGTAAGCGAAATAATTACCCGTTTGAATAAAGTTCTCGGCGTCGAGCAATGGTCCTTCACGGTGGAGAGGTGCGAGCGCGATGCGATTGATCCCGATTTCGTGATTGCTCATGTTCGTCTCGTGTGGAACGTCGCCGGGGCCGCGGAGGTAATACGCGACGGAATTGGTGGGCAAAAAATTAAGCGCACTAAAGCCGGCATCATTGTCGATTTGGGTGATGAATTCAAGGGCGCAATTTCGGATGCTTTGAAAAAGGCGGCGCAGACACTTGGCGTTGGTTTATACTTGGCCCGCTCCGATGACGCGATAGAGATCGAGCAAGTGATAGACGATCAATACTCTCGCCCAGAACAACCACCCGTCGATCCGGAGCATTTAATTCTGTGGAGCAATTTCACTGGTATGACCCAGAAACTCACGGATGACGGAAAAAAGAAATTGCGTCAGAAATGGGAAACATTTAGCAATAATGCGCCGGCTCCGTCTGGTCCGTCCGTGGTTACAAGTGCAGAACTCGTGTTTTTGATTGAGGAAGCCGCCATAATATCCCTCGGGGGAGTTCCGGTAGCCGTTTCATGACGGGCGTAGTCGGCGATCTGCCATACGAATTGCCGGAATATTTTTCTCCGTCGTCTCTGTCTACATTTGTGCAATGCCCGTTGAAGTATAAGTATTCGCGGGTGAACAAGATGAGTGAGCCACCGACGATGCAGACATTGATGGGCAACTTTGTCCACGATGTGCTTGAGAATTTTTATTTAACCATCCCGGGTCCAGAGCGTAATCAGGCTTCAGCAAAAGCTGTATCATCTCAGATATGGGCAGAGGGTGGCTGGGCCGAAAGGGTTAGTCCGTATCTCGGCAAAACAAAGCTAAATGACTTTCTGTGGAATTCGTGGTGGTGTATCGAGAATGTATTTAAGCTTGAATCGCCCGAATCAATAGTGCCAAGTGGTGTTGAAACAGAACTGAACGGACACATACGCGGAATCCGGATCAAGGGATTTATCGACCGCTGGGGCCCAATTAATGGTCAACTGACTGTATCTGATTATAAAACCGGGAAAACCCCAAAGCCTCGTTATTTGGATGATAAGTTTCCTCAGTTGCTTATTTATGCAATCGTTTTGGCAGAAACCGAAGACGTCAAGGTCGACTTAGTTGAGCTACTGTACCTAAAAGACGCGACTCGTTTTTCTAAAGAGGTAACGCAGACGGATGTAGATTCCGTTTCCACAATGGTCGAGTCGGTGAGCGAACGCGTACATACCGCGTTTGACACGAATAAGTGGCCGGCTAATCCAACGATACTTTGCAACTGGTGTCACTTTAAGACTACGGTCTGTGAATATTGGAACAAGCAATAGATTAAATACCCATGGTGGGGGATATATGAATACGGTTAAACGCGAAATGTCGGACGATGCGTTTGCATATCTTGTTGCGCAGGATGTCAAAAACAAAACCAGTGGCGAGCAAAAAGCCCTGCTGCGGTTACATGATAATTGTGACCGGTGGGTATTGTGCCTAAATGAATTGCTGAATAACATCAATGACCAAATTGACGACATCCAATCTGACTACGACGCAGACACGGACCTTTATAGTTCAATGAGCGTGGACGGCGTTTTGTTGTTGGCCGAGACGCACATATATTACAAGGCCAAGTTGCGAAAGATTCAAAGTTTTAGGCGTCATATTGATAGAAGTATCACCGAAGCTACAAATCTATTAGAAGTTTATATTCAGACGAATGATCAGGCCGACGCTCATGCGTTAACGGAAATTTGTCGTGCGGCCATTATCGAGCATCAAAAATGTCTTGATAAACATGATGTTGAACCGACGCAATGGGATACCGCCCTGTGGGCGTCGCTGGACGGAGAGTGGTTATTTGATGAGATACTAGATGGGGAGGTCAATTGAAACAGAGATCTGAAAAAACTCAGAAAAAATATATAGAGCGCCGGAAATTGGTGGTGGAAATGCTCGCCGCTATCCCATGGTGCCAGGCGTGCCCGATTTTTGCACAGCATGACGAAAAGAAGATGTACAGGCGCAATCCGTCTACTGATCTGCACGAGATAAAGCGCCGGTCGCAGGGCGGATCGATTTTGGATAAGGAAAATATAATGTGCGTATGTAGACCGTGTCATTCCAGAATTGGGGACCAACCCCAATTAGCTTTTGACTTGGGTCTAGCTAAACACGGCTGGGAAGAATAATAGGCGCAGATAAACAAGTATACATCTCATATTTTTTAAAATGAATAACTTTGTTTATCGGTTCATATTTTTGGGGGTGTAAACTAGAGAGCCTTAGGACCGTTATAGGCGCAAAGACCGGGTGGGGGAGCTCACTCGGTTTTTGCGTCCTATTTATTTCGTGAATATTTAGATTATTATTTACGGCATCGTCTATTTTCAAATGCTACGCTTTACCTATCTAGCCAAATTGTATCCGAACCGAAACGAGGGGCAGGTGGTCAAAGATCTGGTAGGCAAACTACGGCAAATCGCATAAGTAAATTTATTTACATGCAACCCGCCGGGCCGGCTAGATGTTCGGCGGGTTTTTGCCAATGCGGCTAGTATCCCATTATGCGAAATATAAGGTTGCTGGGCCTAGATTTATCATTACGATCCACGGGTCATTCGCACGCCGGGGTTACCGGAGTTATAACGCCCAGCACGAATGGCGTTGAGCGCCTAGACGAAGTCTCCGAATCAATTATTAAAATTATTTCCCTAAACGCTATTGACGTTGCGCTGATTGAGGGCTATTCTTTTGCTTCACGAAGCGGTCAGGCTTTTTCAATTGGTGAGCTCGGCGGCGTTGTGAGATTAAGCCTATTTAGAGCCGGGATACCATTTGTAGAAATACCGCCAACCTGCCGTGCGAAATTTGCCACAGGACGGGGGAACGCTTCAAAGACCGAAGTGGTTTCATCGGTATCGGCGCGAACGGGAATTATTTGGAGTGGCAAAGGTGGAGATGACCGATGCGATGCCTGGATCCTGGAAGAAATGGCACAAACGCACTTAGGTGTAAATAATTACAGCTGGCCCAGCATCAACAAAGAGGGACTTAAGGCTGTAGATTGGAAGCAATTAGACGTGGTTTACGAAAGGATACGCAGTGAGGAATAGCCCGATTAGTCAGGTCGATGTTGAGGAAGAAATTCTTAGACTGCTCCAGTCGCTTGAAGACGAAACGGAAGCGTTTGAAACGCTTGCGGTCGATTCGGCAAAAAAAGAAGCAACATACAAGTCCAATTGGGCCAAATCATACCTCAGCGCAAAGGGTTCAATCCGAGAGCGAGAGGCATGGGCCGACTATCAGATGGGTGACGAGAACTACGATTACAAAATATCGGAGGGTCTTGTTCGGGCCAAACGCGAAAAGCTGTTATCTCTACGTACCGGCATAGACGCCCTTCGGACTCTCAATGCGAACGTGAGGCATCAGGTATGACGACCGTGAACGGCATACACCCGTCGCTGGCGGAAATGGCCATTGACATTAACAAACTAATACCATTAGAAAAAAATCCACGGCATGGAAATGTCACTGCGATTGCGGCGTCGTACGAGGAGTTTGGACAGCTGAAGCCAATCGTTGTCACGAAAAATGCGAATGACACATTTACGGTTATCGCCGGCAACCACCAGTTACAGGCCGCAATAAAGCTCGGCTGGGACCAGATTGCGGCCGTGGTGGTTGATATTGACGACAGCAAGGCTGTTGCTTTCGCTTTGGCTGATAATAGAACAAGCGCACTGGGCGAAACGGATCAGTCATTATTGATTAGCATAATAAACGAACTAGCAGATACGAACAAAAGTTTATTTGACAACCTTGGCTGGGACGAGTTTGAAATTGCGTCACTTTCTGTTGACGAAATCCGAAGTTCAAAAAATGATAATCGTTCCGGGTATGTGGCGCCTCCGGAAATTAATCCGTTTAAACCCATTGATGATGCAACGCCCCATATTGAAATTGGTCAAAATAATGAAAATGTATACGTCGCATCTCCGGACGTGGATGAATCTGATGCCGTCTCGCTTGGAAGCCCTGCTGTCGGTGTCCGCGGCGGAGAAAAAGCAGTAGTTCAATATACGCTAGTTTTTGACGATTCGTCTCAACAGCGCAATTGGTATGACTTTATACGGTACCTTCGCGGTGATGTCGCCTATGTCGGAGATACAACCGCATCAAAGCTCATTGAGTTTATAAAAACGCACGCGGATTTCTAATGCCGCGCCAGCGTATGTTTCTTGCTATGTCCTGCCTTGAAGCCGCGCGCCAACGAATGCGTCATATTTATGACACGTTTGACACCGTATGTATTCAGTTCTCCGGGGGCAAGGACAGTACGGCGATTTTGTACTTAGCAAAAGAAATTCACGAAGAACGAAACCTTGGGCCAGTAAAAGTTATTTTCCGAGATGAAGAAATGTTAAGTCCGACAATAGTGAAATTTGTTGAAGAGGTTAGGAATTACGATTGGGTTGATATGGAGTGGTATTGCCTTCCCCAGGGAACGGATGTATGGGTTCTTGGCCGGCGACAATATTGTCTATTGTGGTCGGCGGCCAGGGCAAAAGAGGGGCGACTAACTAGGGTAATGCCGAGTTGGGCAATAAGGGCCGAAGATTTTGGCCTAGATCCGGATAAGCCGATCAAGGAAACAATTGATTATTATACGATGCAAGGGAAACGAGGCAAGGTCGCATTCGTGTTAGGCGTGCGCGCGAACGAGTCGATGATTAGGTATCGCTCCCTTGTGCAGAAACTCCACGAGAACTACATCGTAATCCCGTATAGGTCAAAACGCAATATCCCGTTGCGGTTTGCTAAGCCGATCTATGATTGGACGACTGATGATGTTTTTAAATATATCACCGAAGAACATAATGCCCCATATTGCGAGTACTACGATTTGGCTGCCGCTACAGGAAGTAATACCCGCGTCGGGATACCGTTACATGCCGTCGCAATTAGGCGAATAGGGGATGTGATCGCAACGGAGCCATCATTTTATGATGACCTGGTTGCGGTGTATCCCCACATAGATGCCCAGAGGAGGCTGTGGGCGGACTATGACATTGAGGCGGTCATAATGGGATATGCGCAGTCGGGGTGGGACGGCGTCAGGGATTGTATCGACGAAAATGTATTGACTCCAGGGCTCAAACAGCGGGCCCTTGCTTACGCGGGAGATTTCCGCAAAAAAAATGTTAAGGAGCCGAGATCGTATCCGGTTCATTGGTTAATTCGCAATCTACTTCTTCACGAATTTATTGGCACATCCCCCCACCCAATTGGACCGGGGACCAGGGCTTACACGATCCAGATACAGGAAGCATCCGACCTTGCCGATATGGACTCCGTTGACATTATTGATGAGCGCCGATAGGATGATCGGATAATGATAAATCTCATCGATTCCAGTAAACTCGTAAATTACAAATCAATAAGGCCCGCGCCGTGGCGCTCAACCCACACATTAAAGCCAGATCTAAAGGTACTGTCCGGTTCCCTGGGCGATATTGGGTGGGTATCCCCATTGATTGTCCAACTATCGACTGGTTACATTATCGACGGATTCCACCGATGGGTGTGCGCGCAGACGAATAAGCAAATTCTGGAGCGCGATGACGGGATGGTCCCGGTCATATTTTTTGACATAGATGAAATAGACTCAATCGTCATGCATCTGCGTTTGAACCGCGGGAGGGGGCAGATTGTGACAAAACTAATGTCCAATGCAATTAGGACTATAATGTTTTCACGGAAATATACCGAAGATGAGCTTAAAGACCTATTAACAATCACAAATTCGGAAATGGGCGTGCTGGTCGATGGATCGGTCATAAAAGAGCGAAAAATCAAAGAGCACGTTTATTCTCGTGCGTGGGTGCCAATAGAAGCTGAGTCGCCGGCGGGTCAACCGGTTCTTGAACGGCCACCCAACAAGGATCGCTAACCTGCTGGGTTTAAACGTGCTATTGGTGTAAAATACCAAGTAGCCATTGACCCGGAGGTCTTAATGAATTTTCCTTCTGACGTAGAAGATGAGGAGCTTGTTGCCGAAGCTGTAGATCTCATCCCCGAAAGACGACTGACCGGAACGGGTCTTGCGGTTATCCCAAGACCGGCATCACAAAGGCGCCCTTCTTGGTGGAGAAGGGCCACGGCCTATGCGGTTAGGCGGCTCGCTGATCGGTTGCAATTCGGTCAGGGCAGAAGAGAAAGAACTGCGCCTGGCGAAGGCCGAACCTTGGCGGCGGAGGCAAGAAGAAGACTACTCGGCAGAGGTTAGGCACAATTATGCTCGTCTCACTCGCTGAGCTAAAAACGTTTATGGATA